TGGATGAGGTGGCCTACGACTGGGGGCTGAAGACCAAGATCAACCAGGCGAACCACGAGGTTCACATCTACAGCGGCCGGCAGTCCCGCGGCACTGTGATCTGTCGGTCGATGGAGAAGCCGCAGACCATTGTCGGCTTCAAGATCGGCCATGCCCTGGTGGATGAGCTGGACGTGCTGACCGCAGTCAAGGCGCAGCAGGCCTGGCGCAAGATCATCGCCCGGATGCGTTACAACTTGCCTGGGCTGAAGAATGGTGTGGACGTCACCACAACGCCGGAAGGCTTCAAATTCGTCTTCCTGCAGTTCGTGAAGCAGTTGCGCGACAAGCCGTCACTGAAAGAGATGTACGGCCTGGTGCAGGCCAGCACGTTCGACAACGAGCTGAACCTGCCGGATGACTACATCGCCTCCCTGATGGAGTCGTATCCGCCCCAGCTGATCATGGCGTACCTCAAAGGCCAGTTCGTCAACCTGACGTCCGGCACGATCTACACCGCCTACGACCGCAAGCTCAACGGATGCTTCGACACCGTACAGCCCGGCGAGCCGCTGTTTATCGGGATGGACTTCAACGTCGGCAAGATGGCGGCGATCACCCACGTCAAGCGCGACCAGGGGGTTCCCAGGGCCGTGGATGAGCTGATCGACGGTTACGACACGCCCGACATGATCCGCCGGATCAAAGAGCGCTACTGGCAGCACGACGGCAATGACTTCAAGAAGACCTGCGAGATCAGGATCTACCCGGATGCCTCTGGTGATTCACGTAAGTCCGTGAACGCCAGCATTACCGACCTGGCCATGCTCAAACAGGCGGGGTTCTCGGTCATCGCTCCAGCGGCAAACCCGCCGGTGAAGGACCGAATCAACGCAATGAACGCCGTCTTCTGCAATGCGCAGGGCGAGCGCCGCTACCTGGTCAACTCGCTCACCTGTCCGACCTACGCCGATGGCCTGGAGCAGCAGGTGTGGGGCGCGAACGGGGAGCCAGACAAAACCGCCGGCATCGATCACGCGAACGACGCCGGCGGCTACTTCATCCACCGCGAGTACCCGATCATCAAACCGGTCACCGCAATGAAAATGGGGGTCGCTCGATGACGGACGTCACTTTCACCCGTCCTGAGTACACGGCGGCGAAGTACCGCTGGCGCTTGGTGCGCGACGTCTGCAAGGGCTCGGAAACGGTCAAAGCCGCTGGTGATTACTACCTGCCCAGGCCGAATGCCTCGGACAAGTCCCAGGACAACAAGGATCGGTACGACGCATACAAGAAGCGTGCTGTGTTCTACAACGCCACCGGCCGGACGAAACACAGCTTGGTGGGCGCAGTGTTCCGCACCTGGCCAACGTTGACCGTGCCGGGTGCTCTCGACTATGTGACAAAAGACATTGATGGGCAGGGCGTCAGCGTTTACCAGCAATCGCAGTCGGTTATCGGGCATTTGCTCGAAGTCGGCCGTCACGGCCTGCTCGTGGATTACGCTGCTGTCGAGGCGGGCACCGTGAGCAAGGCAGACGAGCAGGCCGGTCGCGCCCGTGCAAACGTCGCCAGCTACCCGGCTGAATCAATCATCAACTGGAAGACGCGCCAGGTTGGCGGTCAGCACCTGTTGAGCCTGGTTGTGTTGCGCGAAAAGATCGACGTCGATACTGCCGACGGATTCGGCAGTGAGCAGGTTGTGCAATATCGCGTACTGCGCCTGGATGCGTCCGGCGTGTACACCCAGGAGGTTTGGGAAGAGGGCTCCAGCAAGACGGAAATGACGGTGGCGCCTTTCGCCCCGCTGAACGGCTCAGGTCAGCCGTGGCGCATCATCCCGTTCCAGTTCCTGGGCAGCGAGAATAACGACACCAGTATCGACGACTCGCCGCTGTACGACATGGCCGAAGTGAACATCGGGCATTACCGCAACAGCGCGGATTATGAAGAGGCAGCGTACTTGGTGGGCCAGCCCCAACCATGGATGTCTGGCCTTGATGAGCAATGGCGCGACCACCTCGAAAAGGCCGGGATCTTCCTGGGCTCCAGGGCGCCTTGGCTGCTCCCTGTGAATGGCGCATGTGGCGTATGGCAGGCGCAGCCCAACACCGTCGCCAAAGAGGCCATGGACGGTAAGAAGCAAGACATGGTGTCGCTCGGCGCCCGGCTGATCGAGCGTGGAAGTGCAGTGAAGACAGCAACCCAGGCCGACAACGACAGCGCCGCCGAACACAGCGTTCTCTCCCTGGTGGTGAGCAACGTCAGCGAGGCGTACAGCCAGTGCCTGGTTTGGATGGCCGAGTTCGTGAACGCCACCGGCGAGGTGGTCTACAAGCTCAACCAAGACTTCAGCCAGATCACTCTGGACGCAACGATCCTTGCGGCGCTGTTCAATGCCGTGCAGGGCGGCAAGCTGCCCGAAGGCGACTTCTGGCAGTACCTGCGCGATCGCGGCGTGATCAACCCGGAGAAAACGGACGACGAAATCCGGGATGAGCTAGAGGCACAAAACACTGGACCAGCCCTGGACGACACCGAGGTAATTCCGAATGGCGGCAAACCAAGCAATCCTTGACGCCACCATCCGGCATGCTGTGTTCCTGGAGCAGCTGAAGTCAGGGGAGGTGGCGAAGTTCGCCCCCTTCCTCAAGGAGATCGACCGCTCGATTCGTGAGCGGCTGACCCGCGCGGACCTGACGGATTACACCGTCGCCCGCCTAGAGCGGCTGCTGAGCGAGGTTGATAGCCTGCTGCTGGGCATCTTCGACCGGTACAGCGAGAAGCTGAATCTCGATCTGGTGGACATCGCCAATTACGAGGCCGAGTTTGAAGCAACCAGCCTGACCCGCGCGGCGCCGGTGGGCGTCACCTTCGATGCAGCAGTGCCAGGTGCTGCGGCAATCAGGGCGGCAATCCTCACCAATCCGCTCAGTGTGCGCGGTGCCGACGGCGGGAAGCTGCTCAAGTCGTTCATTGATGGCTTCACCGCCACGGAGAGGCAACGCCTCACAGGCGCGATCAGGCAGGGCTTCTTCGAAGGCCAGACCAACTTCCAGATCATCAAGAACATTCGCGGGACCAAAGCACTCCAGTACAACGACGGCATCCTGGCCACGACCAACCGCAACGCCGGCGCCATCGTGCGGACGGCAGTGCAGCACGTCGCCACCCAGGCGCGCATGGAGACGCTGAAGGAAAACAGCGATGTCGTGCAGTCGGTGGAGTGGGTCAGCACCCTGGATTCAAAGACCACCAGCCAATGCCGGACGCTGGATAAGCAACGATTCAAGCTGACTGAAGGGCCCAGGCCACCGATCCACATCAACTGCCGGTCGACAGTGGTGGCGGTGACGCGCTTCAGCACCTTGTTCGCCAAGGACGCCACGCGGGCTTCCATCGGCGACAGCGGTGCTCAGCAGGTGAGGGCAGACCTCAGCTACTACGACTGGCTTCATCAGCAGCCGGCAGCGTTTCAGGACAAGGCGATCGGCCCGGTCCGCGCGAAGTTGTTCCGCGAAGGTGGCCTGAGCATCGAACGATTCTCCGAGCTGCAGCTTGATCGCAACTTTTCACCTCTGACCCTTGTGCAGATGAAGGCTCTTGAGCCTCTGGCGTTCGAGCGGGCAGGCATCAAATAACCTGGAGATCCACATGAACGACAAAGCAATCGAGGAAGAGATTCAAGCCAAGGGCCTGACTGCGCCGCGCATCACTCCGGCAGACCTGAAGGCCAACATCGCCAGCGAGCACTACTTCACCGCCGGCGAAGGTGTCATCGGCGCGTTTGCTGCTGGCGAGCTGCGCAAGAACGCCGGTGATGCGACTGTGCCGGCTGGCGCCGCCCACCCAGGCCTGCTGAAGCCAAGCCTGGACTTGCTGACCTTCTGCGTGTTGGTGCTGCGCAACGGCTTCACCGTAACCGGAGAGAGCGCATGCGCCAGTCCGGAGAACTTCGACGCCGAAGTGGGCCGCAAGATTGCCCGCCAGAACGCCGAACAGAAGATCTGGCCGCTGATGGGCTACGCGCTCAAGCAGCAATTGCACGAAGCCAAGTAACCGAACACCGAATCACCAGGCCGGCCATGAGCCGGCTTTTTCATGTCTGCGGGCAGGGCCTGCAAATCGTCTCTGGGAGACAAGCAAATGGGTTTGAAATATCAGCTGGACACTCTTGACGGTCTCGATGACTCCGTTAAATCCCTCTACACCGAGAAGGAAGGCAAGTTTGTCCTCGGTATTGAAGGCCTGCCGCAACCAGAAGATGTATCCGGCCTGAAGTCAAAGGTGGAAGAGCTGCTCGGCGAGAAGAAAGCCGCCGAGAAGGCTCGCAAGGATGCGGAAGAGCAGGCCCGACTGGAGCGTGAAGAAGCCGCTCGAAAGTCCGGCAACGTCGAGGAACTCGAAAAGTCCTGGTCTGAAAAGTACAACCGTCGCGAAGCTGAGCTGAACGGCATGCTGGAGCAGGAGCGTGGAACGCTGAGCACTCAGATCCGGGATCTGACCGTCGGCCGTACCGCTACTGACATCGCGTCTGCCCTGGCAATCCCAGGCAGCGCCAAAGCCCTGTTGCCGCACATCGAACGCCGTCTGAGCGTCGAGCAGCGGGACGGGAAGCCTGTTGTGGTCGTCCTCGACCAGCAAGGCAAGCTCTCGGCGGCAACGCTGGATGAGCTGAAAGCAGAATTCGCAAACGACACGGCCTTCGCGCCGTTGATCGCGGGTAGTAAGGCGTCTGGCGGCGGGGCTGCTGGTGCTGGAGGTGGCGGCGGGGCCGCAAAAGGAAAAATCGGCGGCACCAAAGAGGAACG